GCTGTTGATGATGTTGGTGACTATCTTGCGACAGTCATCCGCAATGAAGACGTCCGTGTCCGTGTGCTGACGAAGACCGAAGCCGTGAATGGTGTGTCGTGGATAGGATCGAGCAATCCAATCCAGCGTGATACATCAGCTGGATACCCGTGGAAACACTTTGGAAGTGTCGATGCCAAGAAGGAAGCCTATCTCGAGTTCGATCAGACGAAGCAGATTTGGGTCCTCAGAAAAGACGAAAAAGGCCAGATGCTTAACCTTGCAGTGGACCAATTGATTGAGTGCGCCCGTCATGGGATTCGAACAGCCTCGGTTAATTGTGGAACCCTCAAGGATGAGCCAAGAAAGCTCAAGAGGATCTACAAAGACCCAGGAACTCGAATCTTTTGGGGCGCTCCAGTCGATAAAGTACTCGCAGATCGAATGTACTTCCATGCCGCTGTTGCCGCTCTCTCTGAGACACATGAACGACATCCCATCAAGATTGGAATCAATCCACTCGGACAGGGTTTTCATCTCCTTTACAATTGGCACTCACGAGTCTCAAATGTCGGTTTCGATATCGACATGACGAATTTTGACTCAACTGTGCCACTGACAGTTATGGAGAAGGTACCCCGTGTGTGGAACAAGATTTACAGGATTAACGACCCGAACTGGAAACCGGAGGATGACATTATCAGGAACACGCTACACAAGTCAGTTCAACGACCGCTCGTATTGTATCGTGACTGTGTTGCCGTGTTACCAGGAGGCAACCCATCAGGACAACCAATGACCGGATCAGACAATAGTATCGTACATTTCATCTATGATTACTATGTGTGGATGAGGAGATGCGAGATTGAGCACGAACCAAAGATGGCAAACTTCGATCAATTCATGCGCCACGTTGCGTCATCTTTCTATGGTGACGATGGGATGAGTACTGTTGCGCTCGGTGCACAACACATTTTTAATCCCCGTGGGTACATTGAAGTCTGTGCCGAGTTTGGAGTTGTGTGCACACCAGCTGACAAGACTGATGCGAAGAGTGTGAAGTTCCGGAAATTGCATGAGCTCGAATTCTTGAAGAGGAATTTCAAGAAAGCTACTCTGCCCAACGGGAAAGAATCACACTATTGGTGCGGTGCTCTACTCGAGTCAAGTTTTGACAAGATGTTGAGTTTGGTTCTCACGAACAAACCTCACGATTTCTGGAGGGAACCAGAAGCAGTTAGATTCGACACGTGCACGATCGTTGGAACTCTGGACATGGCACTCATCGAAGCAGTCAATCATGGAATTGATTTCTGGGAGGAGATGCGCAACCACCTCATGAAGTGTTGCGTGGATGCCGGAATCAAACATCAGAAATGGCTGTCCTACACCGCGTGTTTCAACATCGTGTGGGGAACTGATCTATCCGAGGATTCTCAGGCGACATATGAAATTGAGAGATTCAAGTTCGAAAGTATGTCCCAACCAGCTGTTGTCGGAGATGGCGAGACCCCAATGCACACTCATGGACCTGGAGAGGGACCAGCAACTCCAATGGCACCAATCGAACAGAAGACAGAGAGCCTTAGTCGTTTCATCACTTCTGGCACAGGCGCGCCAGGAATGCTCCCTCGAGAACTCTACGACAAGGATATCGCCGTTGCATCCATCGCTTGGTCTTCCACTCAGAATGCTGGTACTATCATTTATGACCAGCCCATTTCACCTCGAGGTGCAAATGCGTATGTGCAATACTTTGCTGCACCTTACAATGCCTGGACTGGAGGACTCGTCTGGACTTTTACAATCGCTGGAACGGGTTTCAACGGTGGAAAGCTCGGATGTTGCAGAATGCCACCAAACTACAACATCAGCAACGCACACACACTCGCGGACATGACTGTGTTTCCTTATGACATCATTGACGTTAAGGAGGCTACCTCGGTGTCGAAGAAAGGAGTCGATGAGAAGAATATTCTCTTCCACTGGAGGAATGAAGTCCTGGGATCAACGGAAGCAACTGGTGGCACATTTGTGGTTTTTGTGCTTGCACCACTTATTTCGTCGAATGGAGGCGTCACAGCTGTCAACATCGTCATTTTCAATCGTCCTGATGAGTCCTTTCGGGTGGCCCAACTCATGCCACTACCAAGTCTCACTGATGGACCTCCGACGTTGGCAGCCTTTCAGGAGTTCTTTCCTCCAGAACCACACGTCGTGCTCAGTCCTTACAACGACCAGCCAATCACCGAGATTGTGACGTATTCAGCATCCGCAACGCCTGTTCTGACACAGGGAATGTATGGACAAGTGCAAGGAGATGGAACGAACTTTGGACGAGCATACGCGCCCTGGTTTGGAGCGCCTCTCGCAGTTGGCAATCCTCTCCAGACGCCACCACTGACGACGATCACAACGTGGGGCACGACAACACCAGATGTTTCGAGACCAGTGACTTTGTTCACTCATGGGAATCCTGCATCGAGGCTAATCAACACAGCAGCTAACACCTGGACTTCTCCAATAACCAATCAGAATAACATCACGCAGAACACGACACTCAATATGTCAAGTGCTGCGTTGATGTATCCAACGCTGATTGCTGACGGAGCCGCTCAGTCCAGCCCGTGCTACGTGGATCTCGATACGAATGTTCAGATGACTGTCATCCCAGATCCGAACTTCACTCAGACGATAACACCGAGTCTGAACGAGAGCTTTGTCATGTTCCGTTCACAGCCAGGAAGCTATCCGAACGGTCTGGGCAATGTTGACTCCACGCAGACAAGTGCTCAGATTGACGCACTCACGTCAGGAAATGCGAAGGGATCACTCATTCCAGGACAAGCAATCCTCTTCACGGTCATCGACAAAGTTACGAATCTGCCGATTGGATATCTGAAGTTCAATTATCCAGGATACTTCACGACCAGTCCCCAAACGACAGTCATCATCGGACCATATTGGCAAAATCTCTACCTGCCAACGGAATTCATTGATATGACTACTCAGATTCCAACGAGTACTCAGATCATTCAGAACTCACTTCTTGTGGGTTCAGCGAGGCGCCCGACCATCCCGAGACCATCACTTGTGGATGAGGTCACGCGAAAGGTGTACGAAATGATGCAACAACAGGGCATCACGTACTCAACCCGTGGCAGACAAGATCTAGCCGCGGCGCCTCGACCGGGCTCTGCCTCTACTAGGCAGTAGTTCGGTCTTTTCGGGGGTTCGAACTGGGGCGTCTGATCGCGAACAGACAAGCCTCGGCGGCCCTCACCGGTGATATAGTGATCTTTCCCACTAATTGGGAATATTCTCTCCGGAATATGAAATTGTGATTGAGATGGCAGAAGCAAGACATTTCGTTCCGCAGACATCATTCTGTCTTTTCGAGGTGGTTATTCAGTTCAAAGACAAGCCAGTCAAATTTGTAGTCTTCAACGGACTAACATACTGTGCTCTAAACCGAACCCAACTCGAACAGCTTCCAGAAGGAACGTACAAGGACC